CAAGAAGCAGGACGCTTCATGATGATCTTTTATGCTAACCTGGCTGCACTCTTCCTACTCGTGATGCTTGGAGGTCTACTACCTCCCACCCTTAGGCAGATAGTGTCCTTGGTATTGTACTCGGCCTATGCTGTTGAAGCTTGGTGGCCTCTTAGGCTCCTCGTAAAGGCGCAACGCAGTAATGGTAAGTCAAAGAGTGTGAACTATGACTGATTACCGTTACATCTTCGGGTCGCTTGGAACAGAGCAGATCATTGCGGAGATCCCTCTGTTTGGCACCTACATGGACTTGGAACTAAACGTTGGCGGACGCTTTGATGGTACCTTCCAGCTAGACCAGACAGGCATGCGGAACCAAGACTTGATCGATGCAACCATTCCTGGTAGGTGCTTCGTCATAGTCGAGCGCAATGAAGTTCCGATCTGGGGTGGCTTTGTCTGGAGTCGGGTATATCAAAGTCAGGCAAAGACTGTCCAGCTGTATGCACAACACTTCATGCAGTATCCAACCTACCAGTTCATTCGTTCTGACTTCTTCAGGTCGAACGATCAACTGACGATATTCTTTGACTTGTGGAACCACATGCAGGCGGTCTTTGGTAGGAATATGAATATCAATCCTCCTACAGTGTTTCCGACCTCTGGTCTCTTCAAGACCGTCGACATCAAGAGCTTCGACTTCAAATCCTATGGCGAGGTCATTTCTAGTATTGCGGACACTAACAATGGCTTCGACTGGACTATCGACTTTGCACGGTATAACAACTTGTACATCAAGACACTTCGTGCAGGATACCCATTCCTCGGAACCAACAATCCTAGTCAGCTAATATTTGAGTATCCAGGAAGCATACTCAATTACTACGCTACCGAATCAATGGCTGATGCAGGCACTAACGTCTTCACACTAGGCTCTGGCGATGGTGAAGCTATGGTGTTCTACGAAGCTATCGCGCAGGATTTGTTGGATGCAGGATTTCCTAGGTGGGACGTCGTCGCATCGCGTAAGGATAGTGGCGATACAAACCTTAACAACCTTGGCAGGCAGGAAGGTGATATTCGTAGGCCTCCGAAGCTAGTACTCAAGCCGAGCCTTAAAGGGAATAAGGTACCTGAGTTCGGAAGCTGGGGTCTAGGCGATGCTTGCCAGCTAGTGATTAAGGACCCACGATTTCCGAACGTCATAAACTTCCCGACCAGAATTGTTAAGTGGACTCTACAACCACAGTCTTCCGAGAATACAGAAGAGTTCACCCTAGTCTTCGCGGGAGACGATGAGAGTGGCTAACAACGGCAGATACAGAACCGAGCACCCGGACCTTCTGGATAAGATCAGGGAACTGGAACAGCGCATCCAGCGTCTAGAGAGAACGCCTCAGACAGCTAATGCGGGCGTCGCAACGAACGGTATTCTCATTCGTGGTGGTTCTCTCGATGTTAGTCGTCCTGATCCTATCGAAGGGATTCTGGATAGCTTTATTCGTACCACCACAAATGGTTGGGGTATCACCGAGAACGGTATGCCCTACGACATTGTGAATGGCTCGTTGTCGACATTCTCGACTGATCGTGTCAACGGCATTATGTCGATAGCAACTGTCAACAGTGTACAGCGGGCCCTTATCACCTTTGCAACTCGCCAGCACTTTGATCTTACTATCCAATGTCAGCTGATGGTAACACCTGTAGGTGGCTTCATTAAGGAGCGCATCGACCTACGTTGGGCTGATGCAAACAACCGCGTACAGGTCGACCTTGACATTCAGACTGACAACTCAATCGTAGTTACCATTTCGCAGGTTGTTGCGGGCACTCCTACGACTTTGGCAACAGGAACTCTACCAGGCTTTGTTAACGATCCAACCGTTGCAAACAACATTCGACTTTCAGTAATTGGTCGCGCCGTCAAGATCAAGATATGGAAAGTCACAAACACTCAGCCAGTCACTTGGGACTTCACAGGCAGCATCCTCGATAACATATTAGCCTTCCAGACAACTGGCGCTATTGGCTTTGCAGGGTTCCTGCAAAGCACCGTTAGCAATACACTTCCGGTCGTAATGAAGTGGGGCAACCTGGTTGTGAGTACTCCTCACTATGTCGAGGACAGTCAAAGTGAGGGTACTATCCAAGTGGGTTCTCAGCTCAGCATGAACGGCGAAGAAGGTATGGCTGTAATCCTGTACAGATCAAACTCTGTTGCAGGTGCTTATATCGACGCGTCCACAGGACTACCCTTCTCAGGCCATCAGTCCTTGATCGTTGGTACCGTCGATGGTAGTGCCGTTGATCCCACCTTTGCCTTTCCTACGGTTACTGTTAGTGACAAGTCAGGTGATCCTCTCATCACTGACTCGTACACTGCACGTAGAGGCTTCGGAGAACCTAAGCTCAGCTACGCCTTCAACAACAACACATACGCAACGAGCACCTCTGGAACGTTCGCACTAATCATGAACTGCGAATGGTACATGTATCATCCACACTTCCGGATTAGGGTCCTCGTCCAGAACGATGCCAGCAACGCGAGCGAGCTTCGAGTTGGCGAAAGTGGTGGCAGTGCCAACTTGCTCACTCAAGCTGTAGGTGTTGGCGCCTTCCAGTACGTTGATCTGGTTGTCAAGAGATCATCAATGGTCAACGGCAATAGCCCGAATGGCAACCCAGCTATTGTCACCCTTGAGCACAGGCGAACATCAGGGGCAGGAACAATTCGATCAATGGTACTAAGTTGCATCGGCATTGATCTATCGCCGTCGCTACCCTACTAGACTCCCAGCCGGTGTCGTGGGTTCACCCTCCCCTAGCGACACCGGCTGGGTTAACTTCGTATATAGGACTATATACCAGCCTCAATCGGCCGGCTTCAGAGGCATGAACAGCTCAGTCATGTTCAGGGCGAATGACATGTACGTAAGCAAGTGACGCGTGGCATCCATCGCATGCTTACGTCCAGGGACCCACAGGCCGAGCTTCTTAATCTTGTCGTCATCCCAGAAGCCCTTTCCAGAAGATGCGCCGCTTGGGATAAGGCGCACATAGGGCCTGTCGAGAGCCCATAGCCGCAATGCGCCATTGACCTCTGCTGCTGTGTAGTCGATCTTGTCGCGGTCTCGTTCTTCGTGACGAAAGTCAAAGCGCTCGTCGACAACGTACACTGAAGGCGTACCTAGAAAAGGTACTGCATACGTTGCGATGCTATCGAGGTACGCAACCAGCTGTCGAAGGCCATCCTGTGTGCCGCAGTACGGTACCTGCTGCCAGCCCCACCGCCATTGACTGAGCGGAATCGGTTCTTGTGTTCGTAGCCAGTAGGCTATGCCGGTAGTACCACCGGGGTCGATCCCAAGAATTATCTTAGGAAGCGTCGGCGTTGCCACCCTTCTTCCTCCCTCCGATTGGTTTACTGGCAGGCTTTACTCGGTGCTCGGGACCTTTTCTGAGGTAAGGGTTGTGGCCTACAGGATAGCCTGCCTCGTTACCTGCGAAGTCACCATCCCAAGCTGTACTGTCGATCATTCTGTCGTCGACCGTTTCAGCCTTGACGGTATTGGTCGTAGGTGCGAGTGGGATCCACGTAGCGCTCGCAGTGACGAACTCGAGGTCAGCCTGGAATAATGTCTGGAAGACATCTTCCACATCGTCGATGCCGACCTCGGGGAACCTGAAAGGGTTGACCATACCTCGGCCGAACGCGGGATGTGCAATGTCGTGGACTGTAACGATGTGTTGGTCCCAGACGTAGTTGGGGAGATGATCTCGCATACGCTGAATGAGGTAGCGCTTCCGATCCTCCGTGGCTACCAACACGCAGCGGCTTCCTGGATCCTCAGCCAACCACCTACACACAGCGCTTGTCTTTCCCGATTGTCTACCACCAGTCAGTACAATCATATGTTCATCCATTCATTCAGGCCGTCTGTTACGCCCTGTGGGGTTCTGTACAACAGGAATCGCTTAGACTCTAAAGAGACAAAACGGCTAGTACTTCTATTTAGATAGGTCATTCATCTTGTCTCTTTAGATATCTAACTGGTCTTTTTCTACGTCTCTGTTTTCTCGATAACGAGAGCTAAAGCCCTTCTCGTACAGATAGCCTTGCGACGATGGAGTCGCGGGCTGCCTGCAGTTCGGCAATGTGTGCCTCGATCTGGGCTAGTCGCCTTCGTAGCGATGCTCGACCGCGCTGCATCACGAGGATGTTGTCTGGATCAAAGTTGGTCTTGTCACCATCCTTGAACGTGGCGTACTCCTCAGTATGCAGTTTGCGACCGAGGCTCTGCTCTGCGATTAGACGGTGGACTAGGACCCAGCCCTCTTCCAACCTTCTGTACCTGTAGCCATTAGGCGATGTACGCTCATCACCTACTTGTGCTACCTGTCCTCTAGGCAATTAGTTCACCACCCTCCACTAGCATGCCAATCCATGATGCACTCGTGACACTTGCCAGGCCGCCCATGAGGACATAGATGCGGGTAGCCTAATGTCTTCCTGGCGATCCAGATGAGACCGTCAAGGACCTTGTTGGCGACCTTTAGGAGCAATAACAAGCCCTGCTGCTTCACGTTGTATCCTTTCATCCAGTCGTATCTTTTCCTCCATGGCTTCATATTCCTGATCGACGTCTGACTTGGACATACCCTCGTACTCCTCGAGGGTACATACCACCTGTTGTAGGTGATCGCCATGCTTCACTTGGAGTATGACTTGTGTCTTGAAGATGAGGAGTACTCGTTTCATGTTGACTTCCGGCGACGCGTTAATGGCTGACCGCAACGCGTACAATGTTCGGTTCGTTTTTCTATTACGGTACGAAGTGCTTCCTGAACGATTACTGATACGTTCAGGTCTAGTGCTTTAACCTGCTCGGCAAGATCGTCAGGAAGGTAGACATTTCTATTAGCCATTACAGGTCACCCCAGTTCTTACCTACGGATGTATCTACTGGGAATGGGACGTAGTCGGTGTATCGTCTTCCTTCTTCGGCCATCGTCTCCATGAGTAGCTTTGCAACCTCGTCTTGCCGTTCCTCCGAGCACTCAGCAACAAGCGCGTCGTGAATTGTGAGTCGGAGGAATCCCAAACCACGCAGCATTGGTCGCACGCGGATAAGTGCACTGAGACAGATATCACTCGCAGTTGACTGTGGCAGGTAGGACAACGCTTCATTCATTACCTCCTTCCGATTCTGGTCTGTGATCAACCAGAACCTGCGACGCCTACCGAAAGGTGTCACAAGAGGTTTGCCACCAAGTACATGGCTCCTAACGGAATCTTGCCATTGCATGACTTGCGGGAACAGGTTGATGAAGTCTCGGTAGCGGCGTTCACCCTCACTTGCAGACATCCCATATTCTTTTGCGATCGACCAAGACTCTCGACCATATGCAATGCCGTAGAAGAACGCCTTCGTACGGATGTACTCTTCCTTACCCCACTCACCCTCGCCGTACAGCTGGTCCGACAGCTCGTTGAAGAACTTATACCCTGGCGTCTGATTGCTTAGGATCTGCCGTAGGTATTCGTCCTGAGCCAGAGTTGCCATCACCCTTGCTTCTGCGTTGGCGTAGTCGCATTGGATGAGGACGTTACCTGGCTTAGTGACACTAAACTGCCGTCGGATTTCCGAATCACGTACAATGTTCTGGAGATTTGGATTACGAGATGCCAGCCGTCCGCTTGTTGTTCCGTGGAGAAGGTAAGTAGTATAAATGCGTCCGCGGTACATCCGTTTGCGGATTCCAGCGATGTATGTACTATAGAGCTTGTGCTGTCGTCGATATCTAAGAAGAACTCTTGCAAACTGTCCTGCGGCACTCCTCGCAGGCACTCGGAGGAGCACCGCGTCGAGTGTCGCTTCGTTCGTAGATACAACGTTGACCCCCTGAGTCGCAAGGTAGTTCTTGACTTGCATAGGAGATCGGGGGTTAATGCCGAGCAGGGCACCATCTGGTAGGTGCCCTGTCGACGTATGAACGATTCGGTCAATTTCAATTTCGATCTCTTCGAGCCGCTTGAGGTACGTGCCTTCGAGCTCACGCATGTATTCGCGGTCGATAGCTATACCGTTCAGCTCTAGGTACATGAGCTGGCAGGAAGCCTCGACCAAGAAGTCGTGAACTCCTCTAACACCTTCTCGTTCCAAAGCACGCTCGAACATTTCGTACAATGCCCACGTACATGCTACATCGTAGGCGTTGTACTTGTACAGTATCTCTCGTGGTATATCAGCGTAGTTACCACGTCGAGGTACATACTTCCTGATCTCTTCGTCGTATTTGGGGGCGCCGAGTTTTTCTACTGCGAGGACTTTGAGGCCGTGGTTGCCTGGCCGTTCATCGAGGCAATAGGAGGCGAGCATTGTGTCGAACCAGAGTTCGAGTCCACCGAGCTTTGGGTAAAGTCCGGCAAGATCAAATTTGCCGTTATGAGCGACGAGTCGTTTTCTACTGAGGAGTTTCCGCAGTCTATGGACCACCTCATCGTCGGCAAGTGCACGTTCACCCAATACCACTGCTCTTCCCCTTGCGTAACCAAGTCCCACGCAAAGTAGAGTATAGTTGTTCGGGTGATCGAAGGCGTTGTC